CACAAACTTATCATCAAAGAATATCCGACAACTGGTGCTGGCTCAACACATTTTCGACACCTCATTCATGAACTCAAACTAAAAAAGAACTTCATTCCTGATATTGTCTATATAGATTATATTAATATCTGTATGAGTTCTAGGTTACGTCTTGGAAATTCTATCAATAGTTATCTTTATATCAAATCAATCGCTGAAGAATTGAGGGGATTGGCTGTTGAAACAAGTCTTCCTATTATCACTGCTACTCAGACCAATCGTGAAGGTGCTGGAGATAGTGATTTCGGTATGACTTCTGTTAGTGAATCTTTTGGTCTTCCAATGACTCTAGACCTCATGATTGCTATTCAGACAAGTGAAGAATTAGCAGATTTGGGTCAATATCGTTTCAAGCAGCTCAAGAATAGGTACAATGACGTTAACAAGTTTCGAAAATTTGACGTTGGGGTAGATTATACAAAGATGAGACTTTTCAATATTTCTGAACATAAGCAGGAATATAATGAAAAAGGAGATATTAAGAATGATGCTCCTGTACTAGGAATGCAAACAAGTCCTAGTGACAAATTCAATAAAACTAGGTTCCAGGGTTTTGGCTAATCATAAATAAAAGATCATTTACCTAAGGAGATATCATGGAACCTCTATACTTTCAAAAAGATCCAGAAAAGCAAGATAAACTTGCTCAGACCTTTAGAAAGGTTATGGAATCTCATATCACCGAAAAGCTTACTGATGAAGCAAAAAAGAATATTAAAACTGCTACTGGTGGTACCACCCAAAGTGGTGGTAAAAGGTTTAAAGCAACAAAAGCTTTAATTAAATTAGCAAAAAGTAATGCAAAGAATTTTGTCACTAAGGAAGAACAAGAATTTATTGATGAACTCAACACTAGCACTTTAAAGAGTTATGTAGCTAAAGCTTCTGTTAATGCTGCAGCTAAAAAATCTGCTGGAAAAACAGCAGAATTATCTTCTTACGGTAACGCATCCACTGGTAAAAAACCAGATAGAAAATTATATGCGCATGGTAATAAGCTTCAAACACAAGCCTCTACCAGATCCCAAAATGTCACTTTAGCAAAGGAAAAGATTGCTAAGAAAGAAAAGGTTTCAGAAGAAGTTTTAGAAGCTAAGGAAGATAATCGCAATCAAGCAGAAGCTGATGCTGGTCAAAAGTCAGTTCCTTATAAGAGACCAAAAGGTATGGGTCTTATGGGTATTAAAAAGAAACCTGAATTAAATAAAATTGAACCAGGTTCTGGTTTTCGACAACAAATTAAGGATATTGAACAAAAACGAAAAGATCGGGCAATGAAGGAAGAACAAGACTTCATTAATGAACTCAACACTAGTACTTTAGCTAGTTATGCTAAGAAAGCTAGCGTCGATGCTGCTGCAAAGACTGCTGCTGGTAAGTCAGCTGAGAAGGCTTCCTATGGACAAGTAACAAATGGTGTAGTGGTCAAGAAACCAAATGCTACATTATATGCGGCTGGTAACAAACTTCAAACCCAGGGATCCACCAGATCCCAAAATGTTACCTTAGCAAAGGAGAAGATTGCTAAGAAAGAAGCAGCTAACTAATGTTTACTGCTATCACATTAATTATTTATCTTGCTACCCTTGCCCTTTGTGGTATTCTCCTTTGGTATTTCATTGATTTTCTTCCAATGCCAGAGAATATGAAGAATGCTTCTCATCTGCTATTAGCACTTATCCTAATACTTTATGGAATAGGTGCAGTAGTTGGAACTTATGTGTCACCTGCTCATGGTGAGTATCAAGGTCAAACAATTCCAATTCCTAAAGGTCCGGCTAGTATAATGAAATAAGAGTCCTGTGTAGTGTAGCGTGAGAGTAGCCCCGGCCGAAAGGTCGGGGTTTTCACTGAGTGTGCCATAAATAACTAATCCTTTACAAATTATGTTTGGAAGAACCATAGTGGCATTAGAAGTACATAAGCTCAAGCATTTAGATCATGTAGAAGACCTCCCTATTCGCCACGGTAGAGAAGGGTTCGAACACGCCCATAAAACACTTTTGGCTACTCATGATCACCTTACCGGTAAAAAGCCAGAGAAATTCAATATCACCACTAAGTATGACGGCTCACCGTCAATTGTATTTGGTCATCACCCAACTACCGGAAAGTTCTTTGTTGGATCTAAGTCAGTATTTAACAAGAACGCCAAAATCAATCACTCGCATGAAGATATTGAAAAAAATCATGCGAAAGCGCCGGGCCTTGTAACTAAGCTAAAGCATGCTTTTGATCATCTTAAGGATAACATCCCAAAGAAGGGTGTATATCAAGGTGACTTGATGTATTCTGGTGATGATGTCAAGAAATCTGGTAGTCATCTAAAATTTCAACCAAATACTATGGAGTATGGTGTAAACAAAGATACACCAGAAGGTCGCCGTGTCGCAGATTCTAAGATGGGCATGGTGGTTCATACTGAGTATAAAGGTAACGGTATTGAAGATATGAAAGCGTCATTCAATCCTGATACTTCAAAATTCAACCATAAGGGTCCTGTGAACTTCATTGACCCAAAGGTAAGCCCTCACGTCAAATATACTCCTGAACAAGAAAAAGAATTTACTTCTAATCTCTTTAAAGCACGTCAGCTCAGCACCGAAATCCATAAATCAAAGGTATATGATCTAGCTAAGGATCAAGAACCACTTCTACTAGGATATGCAAATGACTCAGTTAAGCAAGGCAAGCCTGTTTCTACTTCGGGTTATATGGCATTCATTAATAACCGATACAAAAAGGCAATGGAAGATCTTAAGTCTTCCGGTGGTAAAGAGAAGAAACAATTAGAAATTGACTCACTATTAAAGACAGTAGCTGACAACAAGAATGGCTATGATAAGCTATTCGACCTTCATAAGACTATGGCGGCCGCCAAAAAGCCATTGGTGGACGCTCTATCGAGTCATTCACATTTGAAGACATCCATAGGTGGTAAAGAGACCAAGCCTGAGGGCTTTGTTGCAACTCATTCTGGAATTCCTTCCAAGTTAGTTGATCGCGACGAATTTTCTCGGGCGAATTTCGATTGGAATGAGAAAGCCAATCCAGAAGATAATCCCATGGTTTTTTCGTTTGGTCGGATGAATCCACCAACAATGGGTCATGAGGTTCTGGTGAACCGCGTTCAGGACTTGGCTCGTCGGATGGGAGCTTCTCACCAAATTGTAATGTCTGGTTCTCAGGATCCAAAGAAGAATCCTCTTTCTCCGGATGAAAAGTTGGATTATGCAAAATCAGCGTTTCCTTCTACTAATATTACAGTTGCAGGTAAAGACGATGCTACAGTCATTCATCAGCTCAAAAAGATTAATGGAAGAGGTGTTCGCCACCTCACCATGGTTGTTGGTGATGATCGAGTAGCTAGTTTCACTAAATTACTCCATGATTTGAATGGTAAAGAGTTTCATTTCAAAAAGATCAAAGTTGTATCAGCAGGTGCTAGAAATGCTGATGCTGATGATGATAGTGCTGAAGGCATGAGCGCTTCGAAGATGAGGAAAGCTGCTGCAGAAGGTGATTGGGAATCTTTCAAGAAAGGTGTTCCTTCACAAATGCCTGATGATAAAGTGCACGGAATGTATAAAGCCCTTCGTAATAAGATGGGTGTTAAAGATATTAAACCTGATGATAACGGCATGGTTATGACTGGAGTAGAAACTCGAGGTAAGCCTCTTCCTAAATCAGATGTAAAGATAGGAAAAGATACTCCTAATATTTCACTACAACGATATGCTACACGAGATAAGAAAGATTTAACCGGTAGGGCAGCACGGATTGAGATTGCCAAGAGAAAACAACAAGGAAAGTGGACTGGATAATGATGATGTTTGAAACAAAGCTTAGAGAGAAAACCTTTAATAAAAATCCAGTTGAAGATCTTCAAGATTGGCTCTGGCCTCTTCTCGATCATGGTTCTTGGGGTGCTGAAAATGACGGACCTCTTGGGGATTGGTTAAATAATCATCAACATAAGTGGTTTAATCATATCAAAAGATTTGGTACTGCTGTTCAAGCAGGAGGTAATATGGGAATGTATCCAAGACTACTTGCTGAACGATTTGAGCGCGTTTATACATTTGAACCTCACCCCCTTTCTTTTCATTGCTTAGTACAAAATTGTCAAACAGAAAATATTGTAAAAATTAATGGTGCACTTGGCCCTGAAGCTTCTTTCATAGAGAACATGTTTACAATTCAAGGTGCTGATAATATGGGAATGAATACTGTTTCAAAGAGCGAAACAGGGCGCAACATTATACCTCTGTTTGCTTTAGATTCATTCAACCTACCTCATTGCGATCTCATTGCACTAGATATAGAAGGTTTTGAATATAATGCTCTTTGTGGTATGATGAGAACCATTATAGAGCATCGTCCAGTACTTATCATAGAAAATGGGCGATCTGAGGTTATTGTTGATTTTCTACAAAAAATTGATTATTCTCCAGTAGACCAATCAGTTTCAGATACAATCTTCACTTCCAATATATAATAAATAAAAGATACAAGATAGCCCCAGGGAAACCTTGATGACTCCTCAATTAGACGAAGCGCGATCTCAGAATCGTAGCATGGATAAGATTAACTTTCTAATACAGAATGGTCTTGGATCAGATGTATCAAGAATGTCTTATTACCGTCAGATCATCCAAAATCCTCAGCAAGCTATTCAAAGTGTCATTATGCGCAAGTATGCAGGCGAAATACTGAACAATCTTCTAGGATTTGTGTTCAGTGATTCTGTCATGTATAATCGCCTTCGACAATTACTGATTTCATCTGGCAAACATATGGCTAAGATGAAACCTTCTGCTTTCGAATCTATTATGACGAAAGCTCTATCCAATGGGGTTGAACTTGAAACCTTGATTGAAGTATATGAAATGGGTTATGAAGACGAAAAGCGTCCTACTTGGCTCTCAAAAGAACAACATGCCTTCAACAGCGTTAATTCTTTTATTGCAGGTGAACGAAAAGAAATTATTAAAGAAGTAACTTCACCTACAGTACAAACAATCAGAAGAATTGTTAAGAGGACACACCATGGTTAAATATAGATCACTTGAGCATACTATCATAGGCACAATGCTTTCTGAAAAGTTTCCTGATAAGAAAAAGAAAACAAGTTCAGTAAAGGATGCCCCACAAGATGACAACAAAGATCCAGCGCAAGAAGATCAAGGAAGCGCGCAGCCTAAAAAAGATGCTGGCCCTCCTCAACCCAACGGCCAACAGCAACCCATTGTTAAAGCCCCTCCTGTTAAAAAGGTAAAGGATCCTCAAGGTGAGAAGATGGATGCAGGTGATGAACCTGTTAAGCTTGGTCAAGGTAATGCTATTGATTTGAAGCCAGAACTTGAAACACCTGATCAGCGAGATAAGCCTGTACAGGAAGGTCGTATTCCTTCAGGACAATGGACGTGTAAAGGTTGCGGGGCTTCTCAAATTAGAAAAGAAAAACATGTTTCTCATGAGTCATGTAGTAAATGTGGATATTATGCTATTCAACCTGAAAAGAAAACTGGCAAACATATTAAAAAACCTGTTAAAGAAGGCATTAACATTTCTAAATGGTGGATCAAGAGTAATCCAGTTAGGAATGTTGATAAATCTCAAGAACAACATCTTGAAACAATGAAAAAACATGCTCGTATTGCTAAGGGGTATGATGATCAAGCTAACAATCCCCCAATGGGATTAAAGCCTGCACAGCACAGGATGCATGTAGATAGCAACAAAAGAATGGCTGATATGCACCACCGTCAAGCTGGAAGTTCTCTAGGATGGTACCTTAAGAATGATTCTAGTAAAGAAGGTGCAATGAAGGCCTACAAGGCTCTTCGAGAAGATTGTGAAATGTCTGAAGAATGTATTGATGAATTATATGGTAAAGGATCACTTCCAAAAATTCAAAAGAGTTTAGAAAAACGAGCTGATAAAGTTTGGGATAGGCATCATAAAAGTGGTTATGCTGAAAGGGGATCAGCTAATGGGCCTATTGCTGATACAGCTAGAAGCATTGATAATAGAGCAACCGATGCACGATTACTTCAAAAGAAAGTTAAGAAAGAGGAAACCGATATGACTGCACTTCAAAATGTAAAAACCATCCTTGAAGCTCGTCACCGTGCAGGTGGTGGAGCTAAGGGCGTCGGCCGTACTGTAAAAGATGGTTATGGAAAAACCATGCAGGTCAATTCTAAGGGTCAAGATACTGAAGGTGATGATCATATCATCAACCAACTTCGTAAAGCATCTAACCTCAGGGATCACAGCATCACCTTCAAGAATAAAGAAAAGGCCCATGTTCCATCTCACCATGCAAAGAAAGCACTTGAGATCTACAGTGGCTTGAAAACTTCACAAGAAAAGTCCCATATGGCTAGCCGTATGCACTCTTCTCACAGTGCTTTCAAAGATGCACTAACAGGTAAAGTAGCACCACCAGCAGGAAAGAAGAAGATTACTCTTCCAACCACACCTTTCGACTGGCGTAAGTAAGCACTAGAAATCTAATAAATAAAAAATAAGGGAGAAATTACTATGCCATTGTGGAAAAATACTGTAGACTCTGCTAATTCTGCTAAATTTGCCATTGTTCAAGAGCAAAAAGCATCAGGAAAAGCTAATATTGCTGCTAATAACCTTTCGATGTTTAACAACACTTCGATGGGTGTTATCAGGGGCAATCAAATTGTTGGTCAGTTTGGAGCACAAGCTTCGACTAAAGCTAATACCTCAGGTGAGGGTCGAAAAATTAATCATGCTGGTTGGCAGCTTCGAACTCAAGGAATGGGTCCGGTAACAGGTTTTACCGTTAACGCTGCTGCAGCATCATCCGGATTTGTCACAGGTGAGACTGGTGTGATATCCGGTGGTGCTCCAGGTGGTAATGGTGTTTTTGTTGCAACTGCTAACGCAACAGGTAACCTTGCCTCTGTTTCAATTGCTCGTGGTGGTGTATTTGCCAACGCAGGTCAGGTAGTTGTAGCATTCAATCGTGAAAAGTATCTCGCTTCTATTACAGTAGGTGGTACTCCAACAGGTTACAGCAACACCGATTTGATCACTGGTACAGCCGTAAACAATTTCGTTTCAGCAACTGCTAACGTGAACACAAACTCTACAGGTGGATTCGTTTCTGCAAACGTTACTGTTATTAACAAGGGATTGTTTGGTAATGGTTCTGTTGCAGCTAACATTACCTTTACTGTAGCTAACAGCACCGGTGGAGCAACAGCTGGTTCAGGTGCTACATTTACTGCAGTCCTTGCTAATAGCGCTGGTGGATCAATCCTTACTCCAACACTAGGTGGTCGTGCAGGTCGTGTTCATTATGAAACACTTGTCTCCATGAGATCACTTAAGCCAGGAGCAGGTTCGAATACTGTACAGCTTCCTATCACCTAATTTTGAGGTATTTTTATTATGGCAGATCAAGGCGTCCGTGTTCTAGACTTAGTTTTAAAAGCTAATACAGCACTAACAGATCAGGTTGTGATGGTATGGAACGCAGGTTCCAATACCGCCCAAACTGTTTTGGTAAGTGTTGCTTCAGTTACAATAGTTCCCCTTATTACAGATCCAGCTAATAGTAATGCTCTTGTATGTGCACAAGGGCAGGAATTTCGGTCGAATTCTTTCTTCTATGTAGCTACAGCAAATAATCATGTTAAAAGGGTGGCGCTAGCAGACTTCTAAAGCGAAAGATATTATGCAAATTTTGACTACTAAGAATTTTCTTATTTATGCTGCCCAACACTACGAGAACCCCACATGTCAATCGACTGAGGAGTTTCAGGAGGATCTTAGAAGAATAAAGTATATCAAGAAACTCATTACTAAATATATAGAAAGTGGTGAGTTAAAAGAGCGTTTGATTCTAAATCATTTGATTGTTTTGAGTAATGTATATAAACCCATTCCACTCTGTAGAATTTTGTTTCTAAAGATGGAAGAATATATGAAGTTTACTAAACCGTTCCTTATGTTTATTGGGGTATGGCAAGAGCGATTATATAATATTAAAAAGGAAGGAATTATCGATACAAGTTTGATACCCATGGATCAGCTTATCATCGAAAAATTAAGGAATGTATGATGGTTAAGTCATCTATCACAAATCAAAAACTTGTAGAAGATGCCCCAACCAATTCTATGGGAGCGTCCTCCTCTGGTACAGGAACTAGTGGAATTAATACATTTGATCCTTTATTGAAAACGAGCAAAAAGAAACCCCGTGTTTTAAAAAGGTTCAAGGACTTTAAATCAAATGATAAACGACTTCGAAGCACCAACTAAAGAATTATTAGCAAGGGTTGATGAGCGTACTAAAGCAATTCAAACAGACATTGCTAAGTTTAGAGATGATTTAAAAAATTCTTTTTATTCTTTGTCAGATAAAATTCGTGATACAGAAACCCGTGCTGTTGCTAAGTATGATGATAATAAAAAAGATATTGAAGAAATTAAGCGAATGCTTGACAAAGATTATACAAAGAAAAATGAATTTGATCCTATTAAGAAAATTGTTTATGGATTTGTGGGATTTCTTTTATTATCAATTGGTGGTATGTTCATAGCAGTTATAGCTAGGCCACAACAATTTCCAACTGAAAAAGCACTTAGTGCAACTGCACCACCTAATGTACCTCCTTCAATGCTAGAAGGCAAGAAATAATGCAATGGTTTTTTAAAAAAATAATACCTATTGTACTTCTAACACCATTTTATTTGATTTTAGGTGTTTTTATTTACTTTGCTATTTTATCAGAATTTCCTCCTGTAGAAGCTAAAGTTATTGATTGGCAACCTAAAACACTTGCAGCAGGTGATGAAATTAAAGTAACATACGATGTTAAGCATTATCGAGATTGTGCATATCATACAATTAGAAAAATGATAAAAATAGAACCAAATAATGTTAAGGGAAATATAATAACCATTGGGTATGTAGAAAGATATATTAAAGCTGGGGAACAAGAGGGGCCTCAGGAAGTAGTATTTTCTATTCCTTTAATTATTAATGATGGCGTTTATGATCTCTACGCTGAAATTCAGCCAGTATGTAATTTTTATGATTATATCATAAACAAAACTTTACCCATCATACCACTCAGAGTTACTATTAACAATATGCCTGCTGAAGTTGTGAGTATGACGATCTCTAAAGATAAATTAAAAGTTGGTGAAGATCTTAATATTGAAAATACTGTGAATAAAAAGCGAGCATGTAACGCTACCATTGACACTTTCGTTACTTTGCGCGATAATACGATAGTGACTAAATTCTCACGACCTGGTGCCGTTGGTTCTTTGGGCATTCATACAACCAAAGAAATATTGGATCCAGGTGTCCCCCCAGGAGAATATCTTCTAAAGAGAACCCTCTCTTATGATTGTCCTTTAAGGGCTTATCAAATATCATATGAAGATATAAAATTCGAGGTACTTCACTAAAATGTTTCATTATTATATTGTAGTCCTGATCTTTGGTCGGGTAGCGGCTGTTACTGGCCCCATAGACGACCATACAACTTGTAAGGTTCAAGCAGAAACTAGATATGAACAAATTGTAACAACAGCTAAGGCTAAAGGTGTCAGTTCTATTATTGTTGAAGGAAAAACAGCTACACAAAAAGATCTTAGTGTAATTTGTAAAGGTGGTACCAATTCTCCTAAAATAACTATTGATATTACAAATATTTCCCAATGATCACGAATTGTTACAGTCTGTAACAAAACCTATATATTAAACATCAAACCATGTAATTTATCTTGACAGCTGGTGGAAAATAATTGTATAATAGCGGTACGCTGGCGGGCGTTAGCCGCCACGCGCTAGCTTCGAAGAAACGTAGTTTCGAAGAACCAGCGCGTTGTTTGTTACCCTTGGGAACATAGGTAACAAAAGAAACAAGTTACAAAGGTTTCAAGCCTACACCAATGAATAATTGAGTTTAAATTTTGCAATATCTAGATCACAAATACATTGGATTATTATCGTCAAGATTACGCAATTTTAAACGTAAAGGTCCAACTAATTACAATTTCTCCTGTCCTTTTTGTGGTGACAGCCAAACCGACACCCGCAAAGCCCGCGGGTTTCTTTATGACAAGAAAGGATCTTCTTACTTCTTCTGTCATAATGTCTGCGGAGGTATGAAGTTTGATACCTTCATTAAGAAACTTGATGCACTTCTGTATCAAGAATGGCGTATGGAAACACTCCAAGCCCAAAGTAAAGCTCCTCAACTTGAAAAAGAGATAGATTATGGTACCAACGCCGCCAAAAGATTTGCAATATCAGATGCAATGGCCCTTTATAGTAGACTACCCACCATATTTTCACTTCCGGGAGAGCATGAAGCACTCAGGTTATTACAAAAGCGAAGAATTCCAGAAGTTATGCAAAAGACTTTCCGATATAGCTCGGGATTCAAAACCTTCGTCAATTCCATTTTACCAGGAAAATTCAAAGACGAGAGAACAAATAACGAAGGACGGATCATTATCCCTTTCATTAATGCTAACGGAACTCTCCACGCCTTCCAAGGACGTTCGGTTAGTCCAGTCGAAAAACAGAAACGTTACATCTCCATCGTCATCGATGAATCCACACCTTGTCTTTGGGGATTGGACAAAGTTGACTTTGGAAGAAGAGTCTACGTTCACGAAGGAGTAATGGATGCTCTTTTTATTGACAATAGTCTTGCTATTGCAGGTGGCAATTTTGCTTCATTGCAAGGTCTTAATGTCAAAGACCTAGTTATGGTTTATGACAACGAAGCTCGTTCGAAAGATACGAAAGCTAAGATGATAGAAGCAGTAGATCAGGGCTTTGGTGTATGTGTATGGCCTTCAGGTATTAGTTCCAAAGATATCAATGACATGATTGTTAAAGAAGGATTGACATCCGACTACATTCATTATATAATCGACAATAATATACATCATGGTCTTAGGGCTAAAGCTGCTATTACTGATTGGAGTAAGAAATGATTTTTAAATGGTTACAAAGCATTTTTAAGAAGAAGTCAATTGTTCCTACTGATGGAATGGTCGCTTATAATTTAGGTTTTTTATTAAGAGATAATCCTTTTCCAAAAAATAGCGCTTATCATTCTATTTGGCGTGATGATTGGCTCTTTGCCACCGGGAGATTTAGATGACAACAAAGAAGGTAAATAAATACATTGGAGCAGAGTGTCCTGTTCTTGTTATTCTTATGCGAAATGACCTGGATTCTTTGAATCCAGGTAAAGCATGTGCTCAGGCTAGCCATGCTTCTAATCAGATGGTAAAATGTGTAAGTGAGCTTAAATCTCCTTATTGGACACAAAGCCTTCATCGCTGGTCTCATGAGGCTTTCGGATTTGGTACTTGTATTGTTCGATCTTCTTATTGGAGTGATATAGAAATGTGCCTAGATGAATGGTCTTTCGAGAATGTTATCAAAGGAAAAGTACTTGATCCTTCTTACCCTTTAAAGGATGGGTTAGTTCTTCATACATTTCCACTTCATACATGTGCTTGGTTGTTTGGAGATCGTTATACTCTTCAAGAGGTACAAAATCATTTTGAGTTGATGGCATGAACGTATATAAGATAGGTGGTATAGATCAAGCTACATTTGAATCTATATGGATATATGCAATATCCAAAGGCGTTGTACTTTCTATTGAGGAAAGTCTTTGGCAAACTTGGCATTTTGAAACATTAGGAATGTAATGACAATTAGCGCATTAGTAATAGCAGATTCTATTTCTAAAGGAAATAAGAGGATAACGTCTTTACAATTACGTTATCCTCGTTTCGTTCATGCTGAGTTTATGACCCATCGGGTCTTTAGTCGTAATGCTTCTTCTTCTAGAGCTATTCCAGTAGATCGTTTGATTGCTGATATCATTAGCGATACTGCTATGCCTATTCATTGGGGCAAGAATCAACCTGGTATGCAGGCGGATGAAGAGTGTGATGAAAAATTACTTTATCATTATTATGATTATATGATGGGTAAACAATGTAGTCGTTATATAGCTAGAGAAGAAAAATGGTTCGAAGCAAGAGATAATGCTATAAAAATAGCAAAAGAATTTACTAATCAGGGTTATCATAAGCAAATTGTCAATAGACTCCTTGAACCATTCTCACATATCAATGTCATAGTAACAGCTACAGAGTGGGATAACTTCTTTGCACTGCGTCGTCATAAAGATGCGCAACCAGAAATTCATCAGCTCGCTGATGAAATGTGGGCTGTTATGCAACTCTCCACACCTAGAGTTCTTAAAGAAGGTGAATGGCATCTACCGTATGTTACCCACACACCTTCTGGTGGTGAAGCAGCATTTTGGGGTGAAGATGCTATTAAGCTTTCGGTAGCTCGTTGTGCTCGTGTTTCTTATTTGACACATGATTTTAAAATTCCTGATGTAGAACAAGATCTCAAGCTTTATGATAGATTAGTAGGAAGCGTTCCTCTTCATGCTTCTCCAGCAGAGCATCAAGCTACACCAGATAGGTTTGAATATTATAAAAAACAACATGCTAACTTCCAGGGCTGGAGGCAGTATAGAAAGATGATTGAATTATGATAGAGACAAAATTAATAAATTTATTTGCAGGCCCTAGTAGCGGTAAAACAACAATCGCATGTGGGATCTTTCATTGGATGAAAGATAAAAGACTTAATATTGAATATGCTCCTGAATATGCTAAAGACATTATGTGGGATTCTTCTTATCATCTCCTTGATGATCAGATGTCTATTTTTGGTAAACAACACCGTAGAATTTATCGATTGTTAAATAAGGTAGAATATATTATCACTGATAGTCCTCTTTTGTTTTCTCTTGTTTATGGTCGAGAGGCTATGAAAAAGTATGATGACACATGGAGAGATTCTTTTCATAGATTGGTTTTGGATTTACATTATCAATATGAAAATTATAATTATTTTGTAGAACGTGGTGATCGAAAATATATTAGGGAAGGTCGCACTCAAGACGTTGATGCTGCAAAAGAAAAAGACCTTCAGATGCATCAAATGTTGAATGAAAACAAGATACATTATAAAACGATTGTATCATATGAGGATGTGCTACACGACCTAAATCTCATTTGATAAATATTCAACAATAAAAAATCCCAAATCAAGGAAAAAGACCTCATGTCTAACAACGCTGCATCTATGTCGCTGCTACAAGAATACGTATACCTATCAAGATATTCAAGATTTTTACACGACAAAGGGCGAAGGGAGACTTGGGAAGAAACTGTTGCACGTTATTTTGATTTTTTCACTAACCATCTTAAAGAAAATGTGAATTATAAGTTATCAAAAGACCTTCGTGAAGATTTAGAAGGGGCTGTTCTTAAGATGGACGTCATGCCTTCTATGAGATGTTTGATGACTGCTGGTCCAGCTCTTGAAAGAGAAAATATTGCAGGTTATAATTGTTCTTACCTTTCAATCGATCATACAAAAGCCTTTGCAGAGCTTATGTATATTTTGCTTTGTGGAACTGGAGTAGGATTTTCAGTTGAGCGGCAGTATGTTAATAAGCTCCCCGAAGTATCTGAAGAACTCTATGATTCTGAGACGACTGTGGTTGTCGGCGATTCCAAATTGGGTTGGGCGAAGAGTCTTAACGAAATCATCTCGATCCTTTACACGGGTAATATTCCCAGGTGGGATATGTCTAAAGTCCGTCCTGCCGGCAGTATTCTTAAAGTGTTCGGGGGTAGAGCTTCGGGTCCTGACCCCCTTGACAGGCTCTTCAAGTTCTTGGTCCAAATTTTTAAAGAAGCTAAAGGTCGCCGCCTCACGACCTTAGAATGTCATGATATTTGCTGTATGATTGGTGAAGTCGTTGTTAGTGGTGGTGTGCGTCGCTCTGCCCTTATTTCACTTTCAAATCTTAGTGATGATCGTATGAGAAATGCTAAGACTGGACAGTGGTGGACAATTTATCCACACCGTTCTATCTCTAATAACAGTGCAGTTTATACTGACAGACGTCCTACAATGGACACATTCATGACTGAATGGAAATCACTGTATGATTCTAAGTCAGGTGAACGTGGAATGTTCAGTCGTTGGGCTGCCTCAAATATTATTGATAATAATACAAAAGTAAGGAAAGAAGTTAATGCTGAGTACAGGGTTCGTGATTCCGATTCTGCTTTTGGTACTAATCCGTGTTCAGAAATTATCCTCCGTGATAAAGAATTTTGTAACTTAAGTGAAGTAGTAGTTCGAGAAGATGATACAGAATTAAGTCTTCTTTATAAAGCTAAATTAGCTGCTATTCTTGGAACTTTTCAATCTACATTAACTAATTTTAAATTCCTCAGCAAGCGTTGGAGGGATAATACTGAGGATGAGCGTCTACTTGGCGTTTCTATGACAGGTATCATGGATAATGTATTAACTAATTGTTCAGATCCTGATGCTACTGCTACAATGATTGAAAAAATTAAACTCAAAGTCATTGAAACAAATTATCAAATGGCTAAAGAGATGAAAATTCCTCAATCAGTAGCAACAACTGCTGTAAAGCCTTCAGGTACAGTTTCTACATTGGTAGATAGTGCATCAGGTATTCATGCTCGACATTCAGAATATTATCTTCGTTCAGTTCGTTCAGATAAGAAGGACCCGTTAGCTCAGTTAATGATTGATCAAGGCATTCCTTATGAGGATGATGTTATGCGACCAGCTCATAATTATGTCTTTTATTTTCCTTGCAAGAGTCCAAAAAGCTCTAAGAAACGCACCGATATCAATGCGATTGAACAGCTAAAGATTTGGAGAATTTATCAGGAGAATTATACTGAACACAAGCCATCAGTAACAGTGTCAGTGAAGGATGATGAATGGATGGCAGTAGGTGCTTATGTGTATGAACATTTTGACAAGATGTCTGGTATCAGCTTTTTACCGTTTTCAGAACATAATTATCAACAAGCACCATTTCAAGAGTTAACTAAAGAACAATATGATATTTGGGTGGCAAAGATGCCAAAGATTGTTGATTGGTCTAAGTTGTCAACTTATGAAAAAGAAGACAACACCACCGGCAGTCAAGAATTAGCTTGCTCCGCAGGTGCTGGTGAAGAAGGTGTTGTATCGTTAGGATGTGCTATTTAAACCCACCTTTTCTTTAATGAATCCCATTCTTCTTCAAACCAGTTGTTAGCAACAGGAGGAAGTGTAAAAGCTGCATTTGCCATCTCAACTGGATCAGGACTTGAAACACCTGATCCAGGAACTTCAGGAGTCAAAGCAATTGCAGGTGGAACTTCTTCTTCAGCGCCCCAATCTTTTGCTAGCTGTTCGTCAGTATGATTGTATGAATTGACATCAAGACCGCTACCAAGACCAGGAATGTTGTGGGGGGTTGGACCTATACCGTCACCAGTATACTGCCAAATCCAATAATTATCCCATCCTGGTGGAAGTTTAGGTGTGTTGGAATATTGAGCAAGCCAAAGTTTATGAGCATTGAAAAATGGGTCTGGATGCTTAAGGGTTTCTTTTATAAGATTACCAGAATAAAGGACAAGTTTTCTACCAAGAAGATTTTCACCTTCAGTAAGAAATGCTCTTGCACCTTCTAGGTTCATTTGTGATCCTTGATTTGGTTCATAATCAAGAGCCATTAAGGTATTATCATCTGGCTTTACAACGTCAAAGAAGTGATGTACCTGTCCGATTGGATCGGTACCATCTGCAAAGTGATATGCACCCCAAAGCATACCAGCATCAAGGGCTTTAGTTTTTCTATCAGCATATTCATGGTCTACCATTCTTTGGCCTTGAGAAGCTTTGTGAATAATGCCTCTTATACCAAACTTATATGCGTCTACGAAGCTAGTAGGCGTATTATGGTGAGAAAGGTCCACAACTTTTGGGTTGATGATCATCTGAAACTCCTGGATATTAATGAGATCCTATATTTATGCGCTTGACAATGGCGCCGAAAACGTATAATATAACAACATGCGAAATGTTACACGAGGATATTATGGTACTTCATGATTTAGATGGTGGTGTTTGGGATGGTGATGAAAATTATATAAGTAATTACCTTCGTGGTAAAGCACTTTATCTAGCAGGACCAATCGATCATTGCACTTATGATGAAATTCATGGGTGGCGTGAAAGAGCTAAAGCTCTTTGGCCTGGTAAATGTTTTGATCCTTCGGCTCGAGTATTTGATCATGTTACTGGCCCCGCCAATATGAAACAATTGGTGGAAGAGGATAAGGTAGAAATTTCTTCTTCAGATGCTCTTCTTGTTCATTATATTGAGCCAAAAGCTGGTTCTCGTATGACAGGTACCACCATGGAAATTCCTTATGGTTTCGAAAAAGGAAAGTTTGTGGTTGTTGTGACAGATGTTGAATTTCTTTCCCCATGGGTAAGGTATCATTGTCATTATGTCGTTTCTTCAGTTGAAGAAGGTATTCAAATCATCAAGGACTTTTTTGATAAATGAGAGAACTTATTGAGTTTGCAATTGGAGGAATGATCGTAATGATCTTCCTCGGTATTGCATATACTATAACACATAGTGCAGCACTTGCATATATTTCCTATGTATTAATAGCTATAATGTTGGCAGATGTTGCTTATATTGTAGGAAAATTTATAGTTTCAGTACTAAGAACTTCTATTGGACAAAATAAAGAATGAAATATCTACTTATTCATGGATTGGGGGCTTCGAAGTTATCTTTTAAGTCCTTAATAAAACAGCTACCTTTTACACCAGAAGTCCTTGAATATGAGCCTTATGATACCTTCTCTGATGTTATCAGTAGGGGTATCGATATGTGTAAAGAACATCCTAGAATAATAGTTATAGGTCATTCTTTAGGTGGTCTCATTGCTTGGCATTTAGCTAATTCACACCCAAGGATTGTAGGTGGTGTATCGATATCAACACCTTTTGGGGGATTTGGATTAGCTTCTATTAAACTTCCTTTGTTTTTATTGCCTACCATCATTCCAAATATGTTAATGGAACTTGATAGAAATAGTTGGGTGTGTCGAGAACCTAGAACTATAGAACTTGATATACCTTGGAAAAATGTTGTTGCTACAAAAGGACTAATCACTGGTTATCAAAATGATGGAGTGTTGACAACAAAATCTCAAGATGAATTAAAAGGTGGAAAGAATGTTTCCACTTACGTATTACCATATAATCACTTTGAGATCCCTCATTGTGATGAACTTTATCGAATAATCTCAACACTTAATAACGGAGACTAATATAATATGTTTGGACGTATCTTTGCTACAATTGCTCTCTTTGTGGGGAGTGGTATTATTTCAAAACTTGTGACTCCGTGGACATCACTTGCCCTAGGGCAAGCAGCAGGAAATCAATTTGCAGCTAGTAATGCTGCTTATATAAGCACCATGTATACCTTTGGTGCTATTAATTTGTTTTATGTCGTGGGCGGGATAATATTTTTACTACTTCTAGTTCTTATTTGGTGGAAGCCTCTTAAAGATTTGATGATAAAAATCAATGGAGAATTGGGTGTATTGCTCTTTGCTCTTGCACTTTCATTATCTTTCATTCCAACTAATGCTAAGGCTTATTATGATAAGCAAGATTGGCCAGAAGTATACCCAATCCTTCCTAATTGGTCAGCATTTTGGATTCCAAATGTAGGTGATAATAAGACTGATCAGAAACAAATGGATAGTGCTGAATATTTGAATGCGAATAAGGTTCCTTTGAAGTTTTTTCAAGTACCACATACAAAGCTTCCAGGATCGTCATATTTTTCTGATTATTATATTCCTGCAGGTCGTTTAATCTTGGTTGATCGTACAACCTTTACTCATGAGTGGGTAGATAGTACTGATCGTGGAGATAATGCTAAGAAGGAAGGTTTTCCTTGTCAGTCCAAAGAAGGCCTTGATATAGCCGCAGGTGTTTCAGTTGGCGCCAAGGTAGAAGAAGCTGATGCTGCAAAATTTCTTTACAACTTCGGTGTTGTAACTGATGAAAAGAGTAGTAGGATTGAGGTTCAAGGTGGTGATTCTCAACATCTTTCAGATCCTAACGTGACATTCAGGGCTCTTTATTACGGGCGTACATTGAAGTCTGTTATGTCTGACGTAGGGCGTAAGAAGATTCAAACTCTTGTTTGCAATGAAATTGGTTCTCGTACCTTTGATCAAGCAAATGCTGATTATGTAAAGATTATGGATACTATTAGTCAAAAGGCTACTGAGTACTTTCATAATGTAGGTATTACAATTAGTTTCATTGGTTGGGCTGATACATTCACTTATGATAGGGAAATTCAGGTAGCTGTCAATCGTGGTTACGTTGCAGGTATCGAAGAACAGAATGCGAAACGTCTTGCACCATATGCTGGTACTATTCAAGCACTTGCAGCGGCCGATGCACTTCGTAATTTCGGTCAGAAGTCTGATGGTAAGTTCCCAACTACAGTCGTTGGTTCAGTACCTGATGTAAATGCTTTGTTTGGTTCTTTCCTTGTAGCACCTAAAGTATTGAGTATTCCAACACCCGCAACAACTTCAACAGGAGATAAACACTAATGTTATTATTCGAAAGCGCACTTTTATTCTGGGGCTTAGTAGCAGCCTTCTTCATTGCAACAGAGATTTCTGTTTCATGGAAAAGCCACTTAGGATTTCTTTGGTTAGGAATTCTTTTAGCAGCTTTAACTCTCTTCTCAACATTCAACCCATTTGTGTGGATGTGGGCTAATCCTTGGACAGTAGTATTTGCTGCTGTGATTTGGGTAATAGTAGGTATTACCTGGGCATTTGCTAAATGGTATTTCTATCTTAAGGATGCAAAAGATAAAATTTCTACCGATAAGATGAAAGAGCTTAGAGGATTATACGCTGATCCTGCAAAGACAGCACAATTTCCAACATTCCTTGATTATCTTCAGGATCGTGGATATGCTCCAACTGCTTATAAAGAAGTAGATCTTATCAGTGTCTGGGGTGCATGGTGGCCTTTCTCGATGTTTGAGTCTGCATTCAATGATATCATTCGTCGCGGTTGGAATGCTCTTGTTAGACGTTATATCAAGACCTTTGATGCCATCACAGCGAGTGTATTCAAGTGAAAGGAGATTGTATCTCTGAGGATTTTATTCCTCTTGTTAAACCCAACCCAATAAACCCTTTTGATGAATTAATTCGCCGAATTGGCAATAATGTTGAAATGTATGATCGAAAGGTAACTGAAGCTTGGCATGCCTTAGAACAAGCTAAAGTAGTTCTTCACGAAGCTCGAAATATACAATCTAATATTGAGAGCTGGGTTAAAGATTTTAGGCCTAAAGCCTAAAATAGTCCAAAAGCCCCTGCGGACTTTAAATGCCCGAGAGGCCGTCCTGAGCACATGAGTACATGTTCCTGGTGACGCTAAACTGCTCACACATTTTTACATAAATAATCTCATATATAATGGAGATTATTTAGGATGGTTTGGTACTATGAGGGAAGAGAATTTAAAGAGAACGAGATCGGAGAATTTAAAGCTTTCGTTTATCTTATTACTAATGATGTTTCTGGTCTACAGTATATCGGAAAGAAAAGATTTAGAAAAAAAACAACAAAACCCCCCCTTAAAGGTTTTAGACGTAAGAGAGTGTGCTACACCAGCTCCAATTGGATGGAATATTACGGTTCCAATGCAAAGCTACTAGAAGATGTAAAAGAACTAGGCGAGGATCGTTTTACCCGAACGATCCTTCGTTTATGTCATACCCTAGGAGAATCCTCTTATTGGGAAGCTTATCATCAATTAATCAATCATGTTCTCCTAAATCCAGAGAAATATTATAACAATTTTGTCGGGTGTAAAATCCATAGTAAACACTTGACAAGGCCTAAGAAATAACTTATAATCATCATATACATGTCTTTGGAAAAAGGTCTTAATATACTATGCTACATAAAGAAGAATATAACGGGCTTACCCTTTACTTCTTGGAAAAAGATGAAAAGGTCTATGCTTCTTGTAGTCAATATTCAAAGAAATACGGTCCTCAGTATTGGAGCGAAGTATTTGACGACAAGGTTACTGCTATTCGGACCTTTATGACTCGTGCCCTTAAGCACAAGCGTTTGAAGTATCATAAGCTAGGACGTTAAAGTGGTTACAGATCCATTCTTCTTGTATTTTGGAGGATTGATTTTCATAGGAGGATGTATGTTTCTCCTTTGGTTATTATGGCTTGTTATTGAATATAAAATCTTCAGGTGGCTCTTGAGAGATACCTATCTATATGTAACCAAAGAAGAACATGAAGAAGATATTCTTTATGTCAATGAAAAACCTTATACACTACAAGATTTATTGAGAAAGAAATAATGCCACATCCACATAAAAATCGTCCTCGAAAGGGCCGCCGTAAGGTTGGTTCAGGAAAGCGCAAAGCTCGAGCAAAGAAGGGGAAGAAGTCTTGACCCTTACTGTTGTTATGACTGATATTCATGGCTGTTACAATCAACTACTAGAACTTATGGATCAAGTTCACACTTGGAATGATGATCCTAAGAAGTTTATCTTCCTTGGTGATTATGTCGACCGCGGTCCTGATTCTGCTAAGGTCATTCAATATATGATTGATCATCCTGAATTTACTTGCCTTAAAGGAAATCATGAAGACATGATGCTCCAGGGTGGAAATTTATGGTGGAATAATGGTGGTGGTGAAACATACGATTCTTATAAAGGTGTCCCAAAAGGAAAAGTTGAAGAGCATCTGGAATGGATTCGTGCACTTCCTCTTTATTATGAAGATGAACATAGGATCTATGTTCATGCAGGACTTCATCCTGGTGTTGCTCTAGAAGATCAATCAGAGAATTCTATGCTCTGGATCCGTGAAGAATTTCTTCTTAGCAAACATGATTTTGGAAAGCTTGTTATTCATGGCCATACACCCCGCCGTCAAGTGGATATTCAATTTAATCGTATTAACCTCGATACTGCTGGGGTCTTTGGAAATAAATTCACAGCGGCTTTCTTTAAAGACGATTCCAGGGATTTGTACAAGTATGTCCAAGTTGCAGGTTATGTGAAGCCTGATGAACCTGAAATTCCTCTAATTAAGGGCCTTGTTGAGCAATAATGAAATATTCTATTCCTGACTTTCAGCAGCTAAATCATGTTGGGGTGCTTACAGCAAAGTGCCTCTCAGAAATTGAGACAATGATTAAGCCAGGTATCACTACTTGAAATATTAATGAAGCAGTAGGTTATTATGCTCTTAGTAATAATCTTATTTGTGCTACAAATGGATATAGAGGTTTTCCTGCTAACTGCTGTACATCAGTTAACCATGTAGCTTGTCACGGAATTCCTTCAAGGAATAAAGTACTTAAAGAGGGTGATATCATTAGCGTAGATGTCACTTTCATTAATAAATCAGGTATGCACGGTGATTCTTGTTCTACATTTTTTGTAGGAGAATGTTCAAAAAAGGCTAAAATTGTTCATGATGCAGCTTTTCAAGCTCTTTGGGTTGGTATTGAAGCAGCTAAGCCTGGTAATCGTATAGGCCATATTGGTTATGCTATTCAAAAACACATTGAAACAAATACTCCTTGTTCTATTGTTCGACATTATGTTGGGCACGGAACTGGTAAAAAGTTCCATGAACCACCTGATGTACCTCATTGGTGTAGAGAATCTAATATTGAGAAAACTCCTCTATTAGAACCTGGTATGGTCTTTACTATTGAACCTATTATTAATTTTGGAGACGACGGTCTTAAGACCCTTAACGATGGATGGACGACTGTAACTAGAGATCGTTCCCTTTCCGCTCAATTTGAACATACAATAGGTATCAGAGAAGAGGGAGTAGAGGTATTTACACAATGAGAGAAAATGAAGCGCTAAAAAAGCTTAAGTCTTTAACACTTCACCTAAGTAAAATCAAAAAGAAATGTCAAACCAACGGTCTTTGGTTATCGGCAGGGTTTGACGGGCTTAAAGATCCCACAGATGAAGCTCAGCAAGGGCCAATGATAACAAAGCTATTCCGACAATTAGAAGAAGCAAAAGAATATTTGAAAGGAAAATAATGTTTATACCTAGTGGCGATAAGATGATTATAGATATTTTGGATTCCTCTATTACTGCAGGTGGAATCATGCTTTCTGAGACTAATGGTGGTACCAAGATGGCTGTTGTTAAGGCAATTGGTCCTGGTCGTTGGGAGCATGGTACTCAAATTCCTACTACCGTTAAGGTAGGGGATTCTGTTATTTTTCAACCACAATATGCAGCAAAGCTTCTTGTTAAAGGAAGATTTTATGATATGTTAGAAGAAAAGAACATCATTGGACATTTTGAAGCCGAGGCTTGATATGAACTGGTATACTCCTGTTGCTATTTTAGCGTTTTGTCTATTTTTCTATGGAAATGCTTACGCTCACGATCCTGAGAATCCAGATCTAAATCAATGGTATGCTTCTTTAATGCAACCAGATAATCCAACAGTATCATGTTGTGGTGAAGCTGATGGATATTGGTGTGAAGATATTCATGTCAAAGAGCTAGTACTTCAAGGTGTTAAACAAAAAGCAACTACTTGTAGAATTACTGATAATCGACCGGATGAACCTCTTAATAGAATGCATGTGGATATAGGAACTGAAATTATTATTCCTGATCATAAATTGACTTATAAGTATGGAAATCCTACAGGTCATTCTCTTGTGTTTCTTAGTAAAATGCAATATGTTTATTGTTTTATTCAGACAGGTGGTATTTAATACTTGACACCTAGTAAGGAGTATGATATTGTTAGAACTCTATACAAAAGTTGATTGCCCAAATTGTGATCAAGTTAAAAAATTATTATATGATAATTGCGTACCATTTAATGAATATGGTATAGGTTGGAATATTACAAGAGATGAAGTGCTTGGAAAATTTCCTGAAGCTAAAGTAGTACCAATTATAATTTTTAATGGTCAACGATTAGGTGGTATTGCTGAACTTACAAAAATTGTAGAACAAGGACTCATATGAAGAAGAACTTCAAATGTGATGATCAAGTACGTATTCACAGCACCTGTTCTGAAGAGCTTGATGGACAAGTTTGTACTGTCTTGGGTCTTTCTCATTCTAATATAACAGACACCTATATTATTTTGTTAGACAAACCTGTAATGTCTGCTAGCGTATATGATGATTTTATGAGGACACATAAAGCTATTACTTTAACTGAAGCATGCTTGGAGTTAGTATGAAAGTATCTTATGCACCATTTGCAGGTCTTTCCCTTGACTTGTTGAAAAAAATAACCGAAAACGAAGCTGATATGGTTGAATTTGTTCAACCGGAGATGGTTATTGAAATTTCTGAAATTCTTTATAATCGTTGGTTCGTCCTTTATAATGAAGCTATTGCGTTAAGTCTTGAACTAGAAACAATTCACAGAAACCAACACGGAGGCTAATATGCTAATTGATCCTATCGCTCTCAAGCATGACCTTAAAGGTCAAGTTGTTGAGGTTATTTTTACCAAATTGAATGGTGAAACTCGAAGGATGAGAGCTACTCTTTCACCACAGTATGTCCCACAAGAAGATCACACTGGAGCAGTAGAACAACTCCTTCTCAATGAAGAATCTAATGCTCCTCAAGCTATTGCAGTGTGGGATATCGACGCCCGAGGATGGCGTTCTTTCCGAACTGATCGGATTATTTCTGTCCAAGCTATGAATGCAATCTGATGCCAATCTGGCGAGTAAGTACTAAGATTTCTTTCAATACTGTATATTATATAGTAGCTGAGGAAATGCCTGATGGCTTAGAAGTAATTCAGTTATCCAAAGATGGATACGTTCCAGAGTTTTCTCAGGAAGCTTCTTCAGAAGGCGAACATTTGATAGGAATAGCCGGAGTATCAGAAGGAGAATATCTTGATGCTTGGCATCCCTCTATAACAATTTCTAAAGAAGAGAAAATAGGATTTTTAGTGAATATTGATGTAAAAATGCCTGAAGATTTGTCAGGTGTTGGTACAGAAGAAACTTTATAAATAAAACTCACAATGGACGTTAATTACTAATAGGGTGTTGTATGAGATGGAAAACAAAATCTGGGGGTGGGAACTAATCGTAGATGTAAAATCTTGCCATATGGAAAGATTTACAAAATATAATATAGCTGAATTTATTAGACAGCTAGTAGAAGATATAAAAATGAAATCTTATGGAAAACCTATTATTGAACACTTTGCCAATCATGATCCTTATAAAGGTGGATACTCTTTAGTACAATTGATTGAGACTTCTAATATTTGTGCTCATTTTGTAGACCTGAATGGTGATGCTTATTTTAATGTCTTCTCCTGTCAAGAATTTTCTGAAAAAATAGTACTAAGCTGTATTAAAAAATTCTTTAAACCTGATACAATGACTTCTAGGATGATAGAACGAGGATAAATGACTAATAATTGGGATATGATTGAGAATAACGAGCTTAGTAAAAATGCCCAAGGCGGCACGGAGCTCATGTTGCGTCGGATATATGATGGTTACATTCCTCGAGAGACTTTGGCGAAATTCCAAATTATTCCTTCTCGAGTAAGAAATCTTGATGAAAAGAAGTATCGAATTTATATCATCAATGATCTCCCAGGTGATCCTGAAGTAACTGCTGCACTTCAAGACGACGCTTGGAAGAAATTTCATAAAATTGTCTTTGTTAGCCATTGGCAAGCTCAGCGCTTCATTGAGGCGTATGGAATTGATTGGTCTC